CTCTTTTTCTAAAGTTGACCTATAGGCAAATTCAAATGAAAGTTTTTAATGACGAACCTACACCTAGTATTGAATTACTTAACCATATCAAGAATTTGTTCCCCGATAAACTTCCGACAAATCCAATAGACATCGAAGATTTTAGATTCCTACAAGGACAACAAAGCGTGATACAAAAGTTGGAAGAATTGTATAAACAAAACTTTGAGGAAGAATAAAATGTGTGTATCATCACCAAAATCTGCTCCACCACCCGTGGCAGCACAACCAGCCCCAGCCTCTTATGCTTCACAGACACCTCAGTTTGATACTGAACTGGCTGATGTAGATACTGCATCACAGCTTGCTGCTAAGAAGAAAATGGGCAAAGGCAAATTAAAAGTAGCTCCAAAAGCTGACCCATCACTTTCCATTGCTGGCGGTTCAGCATCTGCTGGTGGCGGCTCTAGCGGAGTGAACGTAGCATCTTAGTAAAAGGGTAATACTATGGCACTAGAGAATAGTACAGGTAGTGCTGCTAAACGGTACGCACAATGTGAAGCATCTAGAGATAGCTTCCTACATCGTGGGCGTGAGGCTGCAGAACTAACCATTCCTATGCTCTTGCCCCCTGATGGACATAGTGGTAGTACAGTCTACGCCACACCCTATCAAGGCATAGGGGCAAGAGGCGTAAATAACCTTGCATCCAAACTACTACTAGCCCTACTACCACCTAATAGTCCATTCTTTCGTTTGACTATTGATGACTTTGACCTGCAAGAACTTGCTGGTGCAGACGCTCGTGGTGCTGTAGAGGAAGCTTTGTCCCGTATTGAACGGGCAGCTATGCAAGAGATTGAAGCAAAAGCTATGCGTGTGCCGATTTTTGAAGCACTAAAACAGCTAATTGTAAGTGGTAATGCTCTACTTTATATGCCCAAAGAAGGTGGCATGAAAGTATTTAGGCTTGACCGTTACGTTGTAAAGCGTGATGCGATGGGCAATGTGATGGAGATTATCACTAAAGAAAGTGTAAATGCCAAGATGTTACCTGCCGAAGTTCAGGAACTACTTGAACCATCTGATTCAGATGTGATGAAGAACCTTGAGCTTTACACCTATCTAATGAGAACACAAAAGGGCTGGGAAGTATATCAAGAAGTATCTGGTATTGAAATCCCTAAGAGCCGTGGTACATTCAAGTTAGATGAAAGTCCTTTCATACCACTCCGCTTTACTCGTATTGACGGAGAGGATTACGGAAGAGGTTATGTAGAAGAATATATCGGAGATTTGAAGAGTTTAGAGGGCTTGACTAAAGCTATCGTTGAAGGTGCTGCAGCATCCTCTAAGGTTTTGTTTATGGTTAGACCAAACGGAACTACTAAATCCCGTGTTCTTGCTGAAAGTCCTAATGGAGCTATCGTTAGTGGCGATGCCAATGACGTATCAACTCTCCAAGTTTCAAAGTTTGCAGACTTCCGTGTTGCATTAGATACTGCTCGTGCTATCAATGACCGCCTTAACTTTTCATTCCTTATGAATAGTAGCGTTCAGCGACAGGCAGAGCGTGTGACAGCAGAAGAAGTTCGTTACATGGCACAGGAACTTGAATCGGCACTAGGTGGTGTCTACTCAATCCTGTCACAAGAACTTCAGATGCCACTAGTCACTCGTATCCTATCAATGTTACAACGGTCTGGAAAGATGCCTAAGATGCCAAAGGACACTGTGAAACCTACAGTGGTTACTGGTATCGAAGCTCTTGGACGTGGACAAGACCTCAACAAGCTGGCTACATTCCTACAATACTTGCAGCCTCTAGGCGCACAAGTAATTGCTAGTGAGATGAACCTGAACGATTACATTGACCGTCTAGGTGCAAGCTTGGGTATTGATACTAGTGGACTAATCAAATCTGCAGAACAGAAAGCTGCTGAGAAACAGCAAGCTATGGAGATGCAGCAACAACAGATGGCACAACAGACGATGGCTCAAATGGCTGTCAGAGGTACGCCAGAAATGATTAAACGAGGTGTGACCGCTATGGGTACACCGCAGCAAGAAGAGGGATAAATGGCAGTTCCTGCGATTTTGGCTGCAGCCGCAAAGCTTATTGGCATGACAGCGGCTCGGCAAGTATTGAAAAAAGGTGGCGAAGCATCACTACGTGCGATTGTTCGTCAAGGGGGCAAGGCTAAGAAACTTGCTAAGAAACCTACATCTGGTCAGAAGAAGATTGAACCAGCTACTAAAGCCCAACGTGCTTATGCAAAAGGGCAGGTAAAAGCTGGTGCTGCAGGTACAGCAGTTGGGGCTGCTGGTATGGCTGCTGCTAATCGTAAGAAAAAGGAAGGCAGTAAGATGCCTACACCTAAACCTCGTCCAGACCAACGTGTTAATCCTCGTGATTTCCCAACATATAAGAAAGGTACAAAATCTGCTGCAGCTTTCCAAGAAGCTTTTAAGAAAGCTAAGAAAGCAGGTAAGAAGACCTTTACATTTGAGGGACGTAGTTACAAGGTAGAAAACAAATAGAGAGATAAAAATGGCAGACAGTTTGAATACTCACAACGAAGAGTTGGTTAATGCTGAACCAGCCCAGCACACAGCAGATATGCTGGAAAAGGCTGAACAGATTGAACGCAATAATCAAGGCGATGACCGTCCAGATTGGTTGCCAGATAAGTTCAACTCTGTAGAAGACTTGGCTAATGCGTATTCTCAACTAGAGAAGCGCATGGGTCAAGGAGAAGAATCAGAAGAAGACGCTGAGATTGAAGACATTGACGAAGGAGAAGTTGAGGAACTACCTGATGGTGGTGACGTAGAACAAGTTCTTGACAATGTTGGACTAGACTTTGACGTGTTTCAACAAGAATATAATGAAAACGGAGAACTCTCTGCAGATGCTTATGAAGCTCTAGAAGAAGCAGGTTTTCCACGCTCACTAGTAGATAGTTACATTCAGGGACAAGAAGCCCTAACTGGCTCATTTACTACTGAGATGCAAGACATGGTAGGCGGTGAAGAAGCATACGCAGCGATGACTGAATGGGCATCTGAGAATCTCCCTAGTGATGAGATTGATGCTTTTAACGCTACTATGGAGACAGGTGACCCAGCTTTGTCTAGGTTTGCCATTCAGGGTATGTATGCTCGGTATCGTTCTGAAGGTGGTGGCTCTGAACCTCAACTGGTTCAAGGCGAAAATGTACCAGTTTCAGGTGGGAAGTTTGATAGTGCTGCTGAACTGACTGCAGCAATGCGTGACCCCAGATACGCAAAAGACCCTGCCTATCGTGCAGCAGTGGCACAGAAGTTGTCACGCTCATCGGTATTTTAACAAACTGTCTCGTTGGATTGAGGGTAGTTTTCCTTTCCCTACCCTCTCTCCTTCTAAGCACATCTAGACGGGTGTTCTTAGAAGGGGAAACCCTACCTCAAGTTATTACTAACAAAAGTAACTCTGACCCCTTGCGAGGGACAATCTGTAGCGAAACGTGTTGGTAGTGCTGAGACTTAAACTCAACATTATCTTAAGGGAGATGATATTATGGCAATTCAAGCCGCTTCTAACCCTGCATACAACGTATCGTATCAGGGTCAAAATAACAACACAGGTGACGTTCGTGACCTGTTTCTGAAGCTGTACGCAGGTGAAGTCCTGACAGCTTTTGAAGAAAAGAAAATCCTTATGGACAAAGTGCGTACTCGCACTATCTCAAAGGGTAAGTCTGCATCGTTTCCGATGACAGGCCGTGCATCTGCTGAGTACCTGACCCCCGGAAATGAGATTACTGGCGGTCAAATCCGTGCAGGTGAACGCATTGTTTCTATTGATGATTTGCTGATTAGCTCACAGTTTATCGCAAACATTGATGAAGCAATTAACCACTACGATGTTCGCTCTATCTACTCTAAGGAAGCTGGTATTGCACTGGCTAACGAAGCAGATAAGAACGTAGCTCGTATGCTTGTAAAAGCTTCGCTGTCTACTAACGCAACTCGTGCTGCTGGTCTTATCCAAGACTACAAGTCATTCACTGAAGAAGACTTCACTGATAACGTAGTCATTGGTGACAACGCTGCTGATGACCTTGTTGCAACTGATATTGCAAAGGCCATCTTTGACGCTAAGAAAGAGATGGAAAAGAAGAACGTACCGATGGATGGTGCGTGTGTAGTTCTTCCACCAGACCAGTACTATGCGCTGCTTGACGTTACTGACGGTAACAAGCTGGTATACATGAACCGTGACTTCGGTGGTAATGGTTCTATTGCTGATGCAGTAGTACCTAACATTGCTGGTATGCCTGTCTTCATGTCTAACCACGTTGACGTAAACAACCTGTACACCTCACTGGTAACAGGTAACGCTGACGAAGGTGTGACATCTGACAACGCACCTTTGGCTAACACTGCTGGTTCAGGCCGTGCTACTCACTATGACCTGCCTACTGCTAACGTAGACAGCGTTGACATGGTTGCACTTGCCAAGCGTATCCGTGGTTTCGTGTTCACTCCAGATGCAGTTGCTACTGTTAAGCTGCTTGACCTCGGACTTGAATCTGAGTACCAAATCAATCGTCAGGGTACACTGATGGTTGCTAAGTACGCTATGGGTCACAACGTCCTGCGTCCAGCTTCTGCGATTGCTCTTCTTGAGTACGCCTAAGTGAATTAGGAGAGGGAGAGGTTTCTAGAGCCTCTCTCTTTTTTGACCATGAAAAAACTTAAGATAAAAAAGAAGTCTCGTGTAAATGAGGCAGGTAACTATACCAAACCTACAATGCGTAAGCGACTTTTTAATCAAATCAAAGCTGGCACTAAAGGCGGAAAAGCTGGTCAGTGGTCGGCAAGAAAAGCCCAGTTGCTTGCGGTACGCTATAAAAAAGCAGGTGGGGGATACACATCGTGAAAAAATCCCAACAAAGTTTGAAGAAGTGGACACAACAAAAATGGCGCACAAAGTCTGGAAAGAAATCCTCTGTAACTGGAGAAAGGTATTTGCCTTCTGCAGCTATCGAAAGTTTGAGTGCTGCGGAGTATGCGGCAACAACAAAAGCTAAACGAGAAGGAACTCGTAAAGGCAAACAGTTTGTGCGACAACCACTTAAAATTGCAAAGAAAACTGCAAAGTATAGGAAATAATTATGCCAAATGTAGCAGGTAAAAAGTACGCATATACTAAAAAAGGCATGGCTGCGGCTAAAAAAGCTGCAAAAAAGTCTGGTATGCCAATGCAAGTAAAAGATAAACTAGCAAAATATAAGAAAAAAGGCGGTAAGTAGATGGCTATCACAGTACGTGGCGAGACATTTGCTGGGTACAACAAGCCTAAACGAACACCAAAGCATCCTAAGAAGTCCCATGCAGTATTGGCTAAAGAAGGTGACAAGATTAGATTGATACGCTTTGGACAGCAAGGTGTACGTGGTGCTGGTAAAAACCCCAAGTCTGCCAAAGACAAGGCACGTAAGCGTAGCTACTATGCCCGTCACAATGCACAAGGTAAACCCACCTCTAAACTTAGCGCAAAATACTGGTCGCATAAGGTTAAGTGGTAGTAGGAGAACACTATGCCAAACCCAACAACCAAGCTTGAAGCTATCAATACTATGCTTTCGGCAATCGGTGAAGCCCCTGTTACTAAACTTAACTCAGGCTTGGTTGAAGCTGATATTGCTGAGACAATCCTAGAATCAGTAAGCCGTGAAGTACAAGGTCAAGGTTTTAACTTTAACAGAGAACTTGATGTAACCTTCAACCCTGATTCTAACATTGAAATGGTACTGCCTACAAACATCTTGAGAGCAGACACAACTAACAAGGCAAACAACAAAGACCTTGTACAGCGTGGCTCAAAGATGTATGATAGAGTAAAAAACACATACACTATTACAGCAGCAGTATCTTTGGACACTGTAGTTATGCTTGAATTTAGTGACTTACCAGAAGTAGCTAAACGATACATTACACTTAGGGCTGCTCGTATCTTTCTAGACCGTGTAGTAGGCTCTGCCACACTTCATGGTTTTTCAGAAGACGATGAGAATAGAGCTTTGTTTGAACTTAGAGATATGGAAGATGAAGCACAAGACTTCAACATCTTTAATAACTTTGATACTTACAGCATCATTGACCGTATCGGAAGCACAAGGACTATAGAATAATGACACTCGTTAGCACAGCCATTCCAAACCTTATCAATGGTGTATCAGAACAGCCACCTTCTATCAGGTTGGCAACACAAGGGGAAAAGCAAGAGAATGGACTGTCTAGCGTAGTAGATGGTCTAACTAAAAGACCGCCAACAGAACACAAGGGTTTCTTTATTACTGGTCTTTCTTCTCAAGAACAGACCGATATGGCAAAAGCTTTTGTCCATCCTATTCGTAACTCTGATAACACCTTACACTTTATGGTCATCGAAAAAGATGGCACTATAAATATTTCAGATAGCTCTGGTGTAGCACAGACTGTAACTAATAATGCAAGTAGTTACCTATCAGGACTAACTAATCCAGCAGAAGAGTTGACTGCAACAACTGTTGCTGACTACACCTTTATCGTAAACAAGACAAAAGTAGTCGCAAAAGATACAACTAAGTCTACAGCACGAAACCCTGAAGCACTATTCTATGTAGCAAAGTCAGACTATTCTACAACATATACTGTAAAGATTACTAAAGGTAACACTACATACACTCGTGAGATTAGCACTATGGCTTCTGTGCAGAGTAGTAACTCTTTGTCACAGGATGCTGAAAAGTCTATCCAGACTGACCGCATTGCTCAAAACCTTAGATATGATACTACAACAGAAAGTACATACTATGGTTCTACAAGTGGTACTGCTATTTCAGGTATTACCTTTACAACTTACGGAAACGTAGTACACGTAAAAGGTAACACATCTAGTGATGACTTTACTATTGAAGTATCAGACAGTAGAGGTGGCGAACACCTTAGAGTATTTAAGGGAGAAACCCCTGATTTTAAGAAGCTTCCTACTGAAGCTCCTATTGACTTTGTTATTGCTGTCTCTGGCGACAACGAAAAAGGTCAAGACGATTACTATGTAAAGTTTACAAGAAACGTCACTAACGGTCTTGGTATTTGGAAAGAAACAGTAAAACCTGACATCGAAACTAATGTTGATGAAAGTACTATGCCTCATACACTTATATATGATGGCACAGACTATACATTTGACGAACAATCTTATGATGAACGAAAAGCAGGGGATGATAATACTAACCCATTCCCATCGTTTATTGGTAATAAGATTAACGATGTATTCTTTCACAGAAACCGTCTAGGACTTCTTGCAGACGAAAATGTTATATTTAGTGAGGCTGGAGAATACTTTAATTTCTTTAGTAAAACTGCACTAACACTTGTAGATAGCGCACCTATTGATGTTGCTG